ACCCTAGATGATTTGTCTAGCGCACAAGATAAGATAACCATAATAGGAACTTCTGGTGGAGGTATCATGCCTCAAGTGCCTACAAGCAAAGGTTTAATGTACCCACATTTTTTGCAAGCAGCTGTAGCAGAGTCAATTTTATTGCCTGAGTCCCCCAGGATCCCTGAGTGGCATTTAGGAGCTGAACTTGCCATATTTTTATTGTTTGGTTTATTGGCCTGGTTCTTAACACAAAAACTAAGCATGTCCGTTGGTTTGATTTATTTCAGTTTATCAGCTGGATCTTTAGTTACATTTGGTATCTACACTATACAGAATGGTATGCTCTTGGATGTTACTTGGTCTTTGATAAGCCAGTTCATAATAGGTAGTACCTCTTACTACATCAAATACAGAGAAGAATACATACTTAGACAACAAATCAAAAAACAGTTTGAGCATTACTTAGATCCTCGCCAAGTCAAACAACTACAAGATAATCCAGATTTACTAAAGCTCGGAGGATCTAGGCGTTATATTACTGTGCTCTTCACCGATGTCCGAGGGTTCACTTCTTTGTCAGAATCTATGTCCGCAGAAGATGTGACTTACATAATGAATCGTGCTTTAACGGCCCAGGTGGAAGCCGTTAGGCAATATGGGGGTACCATAGACAAGTTCATCGGGGATGCGCTTATGGCGTTTTGGAACGCGCCTTTGGATATAGAAAGACACGAAAGTGCAGCGGTAGATTGTGCAATACAAATGCGAAAAAATATGGACAAACTCAATCTTGAACTGGTTGATGAAGATTTACCGCCAGTTTCAATAGGCATAGGTATAAACAGCGGTGAAGCCATAGTCGGTAATATGGGATCGGACACACGTTTTGACTATACTTGCATAGGCAGTCCTGTAAACGAAGCAGCTAGACTGGAATCCAGTTGTAAAGAAGTTGGCGTAGATTTAATTATTGGTAGACCTACTGCTTTGAAATCAGATCAAATACTAAAAGAGCTAGAACCAATAGAAGTTAAAGGCGTTAAAAGACCATTACAAATCTATGGTTTGCTTGAGCAATAAACACAAAAGATGCAAACTATTACAAAATTGTATTAAAATGAACAACAAGGATTATTATGAGTAGAATTTTATTAGGTGTGATTGGCGTTTTGGTTTTTATTTGTTCAGTTCTGTACTGGCAAAATTCAAGACTGTCTGCATTGAATGATGCTTTTGAGCTTCGTGATGCAGAACAAAAAGCGGCTATAGAAAATTTACAAAATGATTTTGAATTACAAACATCGTCATTGATAAACCTACAATCAAAGAATCAACAAATAGAGGCTGAAATGAGTAGATACTTGGATGTTTTTAAACGCCATAATCTGACTAAATTAGCTATAGCAAAACCTGGTCTGATTGAAACCAGAGCAAACAAAGGGACAAAAGATGTATTTGATAGCATTGAAATCCTTATTGGTACGTTGTATCTGAAAAAAATATAGACGAGTTTTTAGAGCGAGTTGAGAAAGAAGAAGGTGCTGTAGTATTCTTTGCCATGTCGGTACAAGATTACGAACTCATGGCTTATAACATGCAAGAACTAAAAAGATACATCAAAGAATTAAAAGAAGTGGTTGTGTATTACAGGACAGTTACCACAAAGCAAGGCGATAAAAATGAGTAAATCGCCAGACGCTTTCGTTTACAAATGTAAATTAAGATCCGTAACCGACGGAGACACTATCAGATTAGAGACTATAGATCTTGGTTTTTCGGTGCAATTACATAACAAAGCCGTCCGTATAAATTCTATTGATACTCCGGAGAGCCGTATTAATATTAAAAGATACCCAGAAAGGGCAAAAGAAAAAGAGCTTGGTTTATTGGCAAAACAAAAACTTAAAGATTGGTTGGTTGGTGACATCACTATTAAATCTTATGGCACCGACAAATATGGGAGAGTATTAGCAGATGTTTTCTGTGAAAAAGGTAATGTCGCTGATTTGCTCAAAAAAGAAAATCTAGCTGTGGATTACTACGGCGGAACAAAAACAAAAAAATGGGGAGAGTAATATGGAAATATCACAAGAAGGTATTGCGCTTATCAAGCGCTTTGAAGGATGCGAATTACAAGCATATAAATGTAGTGCGGGAGTGCCTACGATCGGTTATGGATCAACAAGAGGAGTTAGTATGGACATGGAAATAACTCAAGACAGAGCAGAGGCATTATTATTAGAAGACGTGGCTGATTTTGTTGAAGAAGTAAACAAGTGTGTAAAAGTACCCTTAGAACAAAATCAATTTGATGCTTTAGTAGCTTGGACGTTTAATCTTGGCGGATCCAACCTTAGAAGCTCTACTATGTTAAAAGTTTTAAACAACGGCGAGTATGACAAAGTACCTAGCGAAATGAAACGCTGGAATAAAGCTGGAGGCAAGACGCTACAAGGACTAATACGAAGACGTGAGGCTGAAAGTTTACTATTCAAAAATGAACCATGGCATGAAGTTTAGCGATGTGCAATACTACCCAAAGGCCACAAGGCTTAGAGTTGGGTGGTTTATACGTCACTACCTGACCACCTAACTCGACTATGAGCGACGTATCGTATAAAGATTTTGATATATTATCCGAACAGGACAAAGCAGAGGCTTTAGCTTTATTAAACCGATACGATCAACTAGAAAAGCAAGATTCTTGTCAAAGCGATTTTATATCTTTTGTAAATCACATGTGGCCTGATTTTATAGAAGGACGACATCATAAAATTATCGCAGATAAATTTAACAAAATCGCAGAAGGCAAACTGAAAAGACTCATAGTATGTTTACCACCGAGACACTCAAAATCTGAATTTGCTTCAACTTTCTTTCCCGCTTGGATGATGGGAAAGCAAGGCAATCTTAAAATCATACAAACTACACACACGGCAGAACTAGCAGTACGATTCGGTAGAAGAGTTAGAAACATAATAGATAGCGAAGAGTATCAACACATATTCCCAGATCTGAAACTTCAAGCAGATAACAAATCAGCTGGTCGTTGGACGACAAATAAAGAAGGTGAATCATTCTATGCTGGTGTTGGTGGTGCAATTACAGGACGTGGTGCTGATCTACTAATCATTGACGATCCGCACTCTGAACAAGATGCAATGTCACCTAAAGCTATGGAATCAGCCTATGAATGGTACACCTCAGGTCCGAGGCAACGTCTACAACCAGGAGGCATAATTGTGATAGTAATGACCAGATGGAGCACCAAGGATCTGGTTGGTAATGTTTTAAAAAAACAATCTGACGAATATGCTGACCAATGGGAGGTTGTAGAGTTCCCGGCTATCATGCCTGAGTCTGAAAAACCCCTGTGGCCTGAGTTTTGGAAAAAAGAAGAGTTATTAAGTGTCAAAGCATCACTGCCTATATCTAAATGGAACGCACAATGGATGCAAAATCCCACAGCTGAGGAAGGCTCTATTGTAAAAAGAGAATGGTGGAACAGGTGGGAAGATGAAGACATACCGCCTTACTCTTATGTTATACAAAGTTACGATACGGCTTTTTCCAAAAAAGAGACAGCAGATTACTCAGCCATAACAACCTGGGCAATATTCAACCGAGGCGATGAAAACGCAGATGAAATCATGTTGCTTGACGCCAAAAGAGTAAGATGTGATTTTCCAGAGCTAAAAAAATTAGCTATGGAAGAGTATAGGTATTGGGAACCAGATTGTGTTTTGATTGAGGCTAAAGCATCTGGCACACCTTTGACACATGAGTTGCGACGTATGGGCATACCAGTCACAGCTTACGCGCCTAGTCGTGGGCAAGATAAGGTTGCTAGAATGAATAGTGTTGCACCTATATTTGAGTCAGGCATGGTATGGGCACCCGATTATGATTTTGCTGATGAAGTCATTGAAGAAATGGCCTCATTCCCTTATGGTGATTATGACGACTTTTGCGATAGTGCTACAATGGCTTTGATGCGATTTAGACAAGGAGGCTTCATATCTTTACGAGAAGATTATGAAGACGAGGTGAAATTGTTAAAAAGCAATAGAACAGTATATTATTAGAAACTAAAAGATTATGGCTATTGATAAACAACTAGGAACAGAGGACAACCCGGACATAAGAACAATGGGATCTGCCGTAGAAGTACAGCCAGACACCAGTAGAGAAGATCAAATTAGACAAGCTGCTGAAATATTAGTCGCAAATGAAGAAGTCTTAATTGATGAAGAAATCACACCTGA